GCTTGTCCAGCGCGTGCAGGACTTCTTCCGAAAAATCTGCACGGTGGAGGTGGAGCGTCAGGACCCGGAGACGGGGGAGATTTCCACCGAAGCGGCGCGCTTCATCCTAGAGCCGTGGCAGTGTTTTGTGCTCGGCTCGATCTATGGCTGGAAGAAGAAGGGCGTCAGGCGCTTCCGGCGTGCCTACGTAGAGCTAGCCAAGGGGAACGGCAAAAGCTGCATGCTGGCCGGCGTCGGCCACTACATGCTGATCGGCGACAACAAGCTACGCGCCGAGGTTTATGCCGCCGCGGCCCAGCGCGAGCAGGCGATGGTGATTTTCCGCGATGCGGTGGAGATGTGGCGGCGCAGCAAGCACCTGTCCAAGCTGATCATGCCGTCAGGCCAGAAGCACATCTGGCAACTGACTTACGTCCCCATGCAGAGCTTCTTCAAGGCGCTCAGTTCGGAGAATCAGGGGCGATCCGGCATCCGGCCCTACTGCGGGCTCTTGGATGAGATACACGAGCACAAGGATAACTCCGTCATCGAGCTTCTCCGCGCTGGCACTAAGGGGAATTCGGAAGCGTTGATTTTCGAAATCACCAACTCGGGCTGGGACAGGGCTTCCGTCTGCTGGCAGGAGCACGACTACTCCGCCAAGGTCGTGACTGGCCTGATCGACAACGACGCGTGGTTTGCCTACGTGGCGGCGCTCGATGAGAAAGACGATCCGCTGAATGACGAGACGTGCTGGATCAAGGCCAATCCGAATCTAGGCGTATCTATCCAGCCGGAGTTCATTAGGGAGCAGGTAAGGGAGGCAAGGGGCCTGCCATCCAAGGAAGCACTCGTGCGCCGCCTGAACTTCTGCCAGTGGACTGATGCTGAGAATAGCTGGATCACTGCCAGGGCGTGGAATTCGGTGGTAGTGGAGGGGCTCGATCTAAGGGACTTCGAAGGCCGAGATGTTTACTGCGGGCTCGATCTGTCATCCAAGCTCGATCTCTCGTCGCTGGTGCTGGCCTTCCCGACGTCGCCACCACCAGAGAAGTTTCGACAGTTCGCGGGTAAGAACGAAGCAGGCTTCGCCTCCATCAGTGGCAAGCCGAGCTATGACATCTTCGCGTGGTTCTGGCTGCCCAGGAACGGCCTGGGAGAAGCAGAGAGGCGCGACTCGGTGCCCTACAGGCAGTGGCACAAGGCCGGCTTCCTACGCGCTCCTGATGGGGACGTGGTGGATTATGAGGACATTGCTCAGATCATTAAGGAAGTGGACAACCGGTTCAGGATTAAGCGCTTGGCATTTGATCCGGCCAAGATGGACGACTTGCGGCCGAAGCTCGACGACATCGGCCTGCGGATCGATCTGGCTGAGCATAGTCAGGGATATCGGCGCTCCAGGGCGTCTGCGCTATGGATGCACGAGTCCATTGAGCAAGCGGAAGCAGCGATCCAAGAGGGGCGTGTTCGCGTAGCCTTCAACCCGGTGCTGAACTGGAACGTGATGTCTGCGGTAGTGACTGAGGATGAGACGAAAAATCGTAAGTTCAATAAACGCCGCGCTACTGCTAGGATAGACGGTGCAGTGGCGATGACGATGGCTATCGGAGTTGCCAGTGCTCAGGCGGAAAGGCCGCCTGAGTATCAGATGCTTTTCGTAGCTTGAGCCCTGGAGGGCCAGCGGTGGAACTGGAACAGCGAGCTTACGCAGTCGTCGAGGTTAAGGCCGTTGATGGCGCAGGCGATCAGCGCACGCTGGAAGGCATAGCTACGACGCCGACGCCGGATAGGCTTGGGGACATCGTCGAGTCCATGGGCGCTGAGTTCAAGCTGCCCATACCGCTTCTGTGGCAGCACGATGCCAGAGCGCCGGTAGGCTGGGTCACTGAGGCCAAGCAGACAAAGGGCAAGATCACGTTCCGCGCCACTATGGCGAAGATCGGCAACGATGGTCGGCTGAAGGAGCGCTTGGACGAAGCGTGGGACACTATCAAGGCCGGGCTTGTGCGCGGCGTGAGTATTGGTTTTAAGCCCATTGAATGGGCAATGCTCGACGATGGGGGCATGAGATTTACGAAATGGTCCTGGCTGGAGCTATCGCTGGTCACTATCCCGGCGAATGCCGATGCCTCGATCATGCAAATCAGGTCAATCGACAGCGAACTGCTGGCCGCGTCAGGCCGTGAGCAGGGCGATGTTCAGGAGCGGCCTAAATTACCCGGCGTCTCGGGATCGTCACAACGCCTGAAGAAGGGGCTCAAGAAAATGCCCAAGACGATTTCGGAGCAAATCTCCGGGTTTGAAGCGACACGTGCTGCTAAGCACGCTCGCATGGAAGAGCTTATGCTCGCCACTGAAGGCGAGACGCTCAATGCAGAGGGTGAGGTCGAATACGACGGCCTTACCGACGAAGTGAAGGCAATCGACAGCCATCTCACTCGGCTGCGTGTGCTTGAGAAGGCCAATCGCACGACGCTCAAGGCGGTAGCGGCTGACACGGCAGAAGATGCCGCGGAGGCGCGGTCGTCCTCGCGTGACGAGCAGCATGTGCGGGTTCAGGTGCGCGAAGAGAAGCTTGCTCCCGGCATCGAGTTTACCCGCTATGCCATGTGCCTGATTGCCGCCAGGGGCAATCCGATGCAGGCGGAGCAGATCGCCATCCGGCACTATCCGATGGAGAAGCGCATCATCAACGTCCTGAAGGCTGCCGTCGTCGGCAACCAGATTGACGAGCATATGCTCCAGAGGACAGCGGTAGCCGGCGGAACCACGCTGGAAACCACTTGGGCCGCGCCCTTGTGGGACTATCAGCAGTTCGCAGGGGACTTCGTAAACTTCCTGCGCCCGAAGACGATCATCGGCCGGTTCGGCACGGGCGGTATCCCGTCGCTGCGTAATGTGCCCTTCAACATCCAAATCCCAACGCAGACTTCTGGCGGCGTGGGCTACTGGGTGGGTGAAGGCGCACCGAAGCCGCTGACGAAGTTCGACTTCGGCCGCGTCACGCTGCGTTGGGCGAAGGTCGCCAACATCGCCGTCCTGACTGACGAACTTATCCGCTTCTCCAACCCATCGGCAGAAGCGCTTGTGCGCGACTCGCTGGCGGAAGCCCTCATGGGGCGGTTGGACACGGACTTCGTCGATCCGGCCAAGGCAGCGGTATCGAACGTCTCTCCAGCCTCCATCACCAATGGCACCACGCCTATTGCGTCTAGTGCTGGCGGTGACGCCGATGACGTGCGGACTGACGTCCAGGCGATCATGAGCGGTTTCATCACCAACAATCTCGACGTCACTCAGGGCGTCTGGATTATGAACCCGCGCGTGGCACTCGGCCTGTCGCTGATGATGAATGCACTTGGGCAGCCGGAATTCCCCTCCGTCAACATGAACGGCGGGAACTTCATGGGCTTCCCGGTCATCACCAGCAACTACGTGACGGACGTGATCTTCGTCATTGCCAATGAAATCTTCATGGCGGATGACGGCGGCTTCACGATTGACGCTTCTCGCGAGGCGTCTTTGCAGATGGACAATGCGCCGACGAACAACTCGGCCACGCCCACTGCCACATCTATGGTTTCGATGTTCCAGACCAACTCGCTCGCTCTTCGGTGCGAGCGCTACATTAACTGGCAGCGTCGTCGCGATACGGCGGTCAAGTATTTGACCAACACCGATTGGGGCGGCTCTGGCGTCCAGGGCACGTAACGTAGGGGGTATCCTGGGGCGGCTTCTTGCGAGGCCGCCCCATGGAGGATCAAATGGCAAGAGTGAAAGTTCAGATTATGAAGCGTCACGGCAAATTCATGCCGGGTGACATTGCTGAAATTCCCCAGCGCGATCTGAAGATCATGCTGCGCATGGGGCGCGCGGCGCTGATTGCCGAAGCGCCGGGGAAAGCCCCGGCCAAGATGGCGCTCACCGTCGATCAAGCCGCGCCCAAGCCCAAGCCGCCGGCTGCTGCCGCGGAAACCATCCCTGTGCCGAAGCCAACGCCGCCTAAGAGCGGCTCAGCAGCCGCTCCAGTGCCGCGTGAGCCGGCGCGCACGGAGCTTAAGCGCCGGGATATCACGGAGACGGTGTCGCCTTCGGTTGATGATCTGCGCGCCAAATACAAGCGCCGGTTCCACCAGGACCCCGATCATCGCTGGGGTATTCCAAGACTCACCCAGGAGCTTGAAGCCGCCCCTTCTAAGGCGCGCTAACGCGGATGCGTATCTTCGGCCTGGAGATCACAAGGAGCGTTGCGAAGGCATTTAATAGCTCGCAGCTTTCCACGGTTGCGGATTCTCGCGGCGGTTGGTGGCCAGTTATTCACGAGCCGTTCTCAGGCGCGTGGCAGCAAAACATCATCATTGATCAGACGACGGTGCTGTCCCACTACGTGCTGTGGGCTTGCCTCAGCCTTGTCTCCGGTGACATCTCCAAGCTCCGCATAAAGCTGGTCCAGCAGGATAAGGCGACGGGCATCTGGATCGAGACTACGAACCCGGCCTACGATCCTGTGCTGCGGGAGCCGAACGGCTTCCAGACGCAGCAGCAGTTCGTCGAAGGCTGGATTCTATCCAAGCTGCTCTGCGGTAATACCTATGTGCTGATAGAGAGAGATCGCCGCGGCGTGGTAAACGGCCTGACGGTTCTCGATCCGAAGCGCGTCATGCCGATGGTCGCCGACGACGGCTCGGTTTTCTATCAGCTTCAGTCCGATAATCTTTCCGGGCTACGCCAAGCGGTGCTCGTGCCGGCCAGCGAAATCATCCATGATCGCTACAATTGCCTCTGGCATCCGTTGGTTGGTGTTTCGCCGCTATTCGCAGCGCAGCTTCCTGCGTGGCAGGGGCTCAAGATTCAGGAAAGCTCGACCACTTTCTTCGCGAACAAGTCCATGCCGGGCGGCATCCTGACAGCCCCTGGGCATATTCAGGACGACACCGCGGATCGGCTCAAGACGCACTGGGACACCAATTACACGGGCGATAATGCCGGCAAGGTGGCTGTCTTGGGTGACGGGCTGGAGTTCAAGGCCATCACGGCGTCTGCCGAAGCCTCGCAGATGGTGGAGCAGAGCAAGACTTCGGGGGAGGCGGTATGCGCCTGCTTCCACGTGCCGCTCTACAAGGTTGGCTTGGGGCCGATGCCCACCAACAACAACGTCCAAGCCCTGAACATGGAGTATTACCAGCAGGCGCTTCAGACGCTGATCGAGGGGTTTGAGGGCTGCCTTGATCGTGGGCTAGGCATTGGCTGGGCCGCCGGCATCGGCACGGAGCTAGACATCGAGAATCTCCTCAGGATGGATACCCTGGCGCAGGCCGATGTCGTCGTGAAGCTGGCTGGTGGCGGCCTCATGAAGATCGACGAGGGACGCTCCAAGTTTGGCATGCTGCCGATAGAAGGCGGAGACGCTGCATATCTGCAACAGCAGAACTACTCGCTCCCAGCCCTCGCCAAGCGCGATGCCAGTGACGATCCATTCGCGAGCAGTGGGAATAGCGGGGCTAGTAGTGTAGGTTCGTCAAGCTCGGCCCCCGCCAAGGCCGCCGCGAAGGAAGTGGACAATGTCAGCGCAAGAGCCTCATCCTTCCGCCTCGCCGTCGCTACCGCTGCTAGGCGCTCATATGGACGCAATAGCCGCGGAAGAACTGGCTGACGCTTTTGGTGACATGCTCGGGCGCATGGCGGCCGATGTCGCCATCGAGCTTCGCAAGGATATAGATCGGCATACGGTCGAGACGCGCGCCATCCTGGCTGAGCTTAAGGCTGAGGCTCTTCGCGTCCAGGCTGGCCTGAATATCATGGTGGAAGCCGCAGTCTCCGCCGCGGTGTCCAAGCTAGTGATCCCACAGGGGCCTCCAGGGCCACAGGGAGAGCCTGGGACGCCCGACATGAAGGTGGTGGCCAGTCTGGTCACCGATGCAGTCCACAGTGCGCTGACGGAGTGCGCTGACGTATTTAAGGGGGCTCCGGGGCCTCAAGGTCCACAGGGCGATCCCGGCCCACAGGGCAAGATGGGTCCGACTGGCGCTGACGTGGATACCGACTCGGTCATGGCTTTCATCTCTGAAGAGGTGGTTAAGGCC